TTGATACTCCCACTGACCTAACATAACCTCAGCATTAATACCCGTGATGTTTAGCCCAGCGTTTAGACATAAATCTAAATGCTCCTCAACTAAGTTTCTTCCAGATACTTGGTCTGCACCAGTACCACAATAATACTCTCCTTGGTCTTTTGGTTGATGATGTACAGACTCTGGGAAGCCTAATGGTCTAGAGTTAACAGGATTCATTAATGTATATTCTTGTTCGAAACCAAACCAATTTTCATTAACACCATATGTTTCAATGGTCTCTCTTAGTTTAGCCCTAGTATTTGAAGGGTGTGGTGTTTTACCATCAGCGTTATAAACTTCACATAATACTAAAAAGGAAAAGCCCTCTCTTAAAGGGTCATTGTACATGGCTACAGGTTTTAAAACACAATCACTGTCATCACCTTCAGCCTGTTGGGTAGAACTACCATCATAAGACCAGTCAGGTAGGTCTTCTACTTTTAGTTCTTCACCCTCATTTAATTTCTTATCGGTCTTAATGATTTTAGTTTTACTCCTAACATTAGGAGTTGAATATCCATCCAGCCAGATGTATTCAAATTTAATAATCATAATTGAAACGTTTTTGTTCTTATTAAAATATACCTAACTTAGCTAGAATAACTAATGTACCAAGTACAAAGTTAATAAACGCTAATATAGCTATAGCAGAAGTCCATTTACCTTTTTGATTGTAAAGTTCGTCCTTCATCTCTTTCATCTGAGTAGGTGACATAACATCGTCTACCTTTTCCTTCCACTCAGCTAAAAAATTAACCTTACTCTCCATACCCTTAACAGAGTGGATATCAAGGTTCATCTGATTTAGTTTCTCATCAAGGCCCTCAAACTTAGTTCCGAAGTCTTCTCTTAGTCCTTCGTATTGTTTGTTTAATCTCTCTAGTTCCTTTAATAATAACTCACCATATTCTTTCCAAACATTTGGGTTATCTTCCATCAGTATCTACAATTTTTAACAACTTCTTACATAGAGTTTCATATCTCCTTACTTTAGACTTTTCTAGTTTTAGTTTAGAGATTATATTCATTTCCGTGTTAATCATATTATACATTGCGTACATTATATCATCTTCACAATCGTGCGTATCACATAGCACATCTGTTAATTCTTTTAATCTTGTTAGATTACCCATTGTCTGTTAAGCTGTTTTTAAGTTCCATGACTCTTGTTATATCCGTTACGAAACTTTCTTCCTTGTACTCTAACCTTAATAACTTATCCTTAACTTGTAATAATTTTTCTTTGTCTTCAGATTCAGTTAATTGAACATCAACCAAATCAACACATTCATTACGTAGATTATTATATAGGTTTTCTTTACCTTCATTGTCAGATTCAATGATGGTCTTTAAAACAGTTTTTTCTTCTTCTGATAAATCAGAATACTTTTCATTGTACTTTTTCACTGCCATTGAACCAATCACACCACTAGGCATAGTTGCTTCAACATTCTCCTCAATAACATTAACCTTAATGTAGTCAACTATCTTATTAGTTGATTCAGTAATATTGTTAATGGTTTTAGGGTTTTTCTCAGTGAATATTAGTTTGGTGATATTCTCATGAAGTTCTTTGTTTTCATAATCACCATCAGCAGCATAATCTTCATCTAATATTGGTAATACTACTTTAGCGTTTTCTTTGAATATGTCTTTAGAATCAAACTTACTTAAAAGTGCTATATTTTCTTTAACATAATTGTAAGCTCTAGAATCGTTTTCTTCTATCTTAGACTCGATGTTGTTGTACACCATAAACTGAGTTGTAAGAATAACACTCTCCTTTATTGACTTGATGTAGTCTTGGAAAAGTTTCTTCTTTTCAGCGTCTTTTTCTAGAATGGATTCAACTAAAATATTCTTGTATTCGTTGTGTATTCTCCCGAAGTTTTGCATAACTATTGATTTTCTTAATAAATATGGTTGTTATTCCGAAAGTTCTTCAGTATTCTCCTCATCTGGAAGGATATCTCCAATGTCTTCAATCATTTGGTTGATACCTTCATTAATCTTTAAGTTCTTATCGTACACCTCAACCTTAATTGGTGTGTCCCTAATTTCACTCTTTATAGATTCTATTAATGTGTTTAAATGTTCGCTAGTTTCTTTCTTATTTTTACGGTAATTATCTACAATCCTATTCCTTTGCTCTGCTAAGATATTGTTAGTTTTTTTAACGCTCTCTTCTGTTGCTCCAGCATCACCGAAATCAAAATCTTCACCTTCAGCAGCTTCAAGGTCAGCCTCTTCTCCACCAGCACCACCTTCGGCACCACCAAATTCATCATCACCGAAATCTCCTTCTTCACCAGTTTCACCAAAGTCTAGGTCTTCTTCACCACCGAATCCGCCTCCGCCTCCGAAACCTCCAGCACCGCCTTCGCCTCCTTCACCTTCAGCACCTTCAGAACTTTGCCCACCTTCTTTAGCGGCTTCTATGTCACCATAGATTCTATCAACCTTATCGAATACTCCTGTGTTCTTAATAACAGCACTTGTGTTCTCAAGTTCAGCAGAAGCAGCTTTCTCCATTCTTTGTTCTAATAGGTCTTGTTTGATTTCATCATCAGACCAACCAAGGATATCTCTCTTAGCTCTTGTCATGGACATAATACCAAATCCATTACCAGCATCAGCAACACCAGCTTGATAAGCTGTGAACTTCATCTGTAAGTGCTCAATCTTAAGCATCTCTGCTTGGGTTGATGGATTGTTTAGTGTTAATGTAAAGTTGTCTAAGTCTTCCTCAAAGCCCATCATGTATAGATGGATAATAGCAATCTTATTCATTTCCTGAATAAGTGCTTGTTGTACTCTGTTAACAGTTCTTGAGAATCTTATATCTTGTAGTGCTAAGTTCTTACCCTCACCAACAGCCTCTTCGAAACCTAGGAATGACTTAGGTATTCTTAATGCTGTGAATAATTTCCTTTGTAGATATTCAATATCTGCAATCTGGTCAAGGTTCTGAGCACCAGGTAAAGTCTCTATTGGGTTAGCCGCATTCTCATCCCTAACTGGGATAAAGAAATCTTGGTCATAAGCCAATTGGTTATACCTCAAATCAATCTGACCTGTCTGTGGGTCAATAACCTGTGTTCTCTTAAATCTGTTTGCAATTTCATTTACATATGGTTCAACATCTTGGTCATCGATGTTACCAACGAATACTTTATAAACTCTTCTTTCTGGGGCTCTTGTAACCCTGTATATAAGCATCGCATCTTCCGATAGAAGTAACTGCTTCCATATACGTCTAGACTTCTCTAGGATAGATGTACCGTAAGGTATCTTTCTATCGTCACCAAGTAATCTAAAGTGGGCTATCTGCCATGAGTTGAATTCAATATCCTTACCCTTCCACCAGAACTTAGTTTTGTTGTTGTATTCTGTCCCATCATCATCGTCACTTAGATGTACTCTACCTCTAGCAGCTAATGAATCATATAGGTCACCTTCTCTTCTTTCAATCTCGAAGTTAGGCATTTGTCTAGCACCTGTAATACCAGCCTTATCATCTATGTTTAGATAGACAAAGTTATCACCGTACTTACATACGTTTCTTGTCCACATAGGAAGGTTGGTGTGAATGTCTAATCTGTTAAAGAATAGGTCAGATAGAATCTTCTTAACCCTTTTACTTTCTGAATAGATGTTAAGTATTTGTCCCTTATCATTTGGAGTCGTTGCCTCTTCCATCATGATGTCCAAAGCAGCAGCAATTTCAGGGTAGAACTCCATACTCTCAAAGTCAGAGTAAGAACCAATTCTAGTTGTTTCATAATGAATAGATTGTTGGTACATCTCACCATCAACCTTTCTCCAAACCTGTCCTAAATATTTGTTTTGTTGTGCTTGTAGTTTGGCTAATTCATACTCATCCTTAGACCCTGTTTTTAATAACTCCTTACTACCAACAGCATACCTATTGGTATTACTCTTGGGTACGTTCACACCCTCTGGACCGAATATGTTATTCAGTCTTTGAAATATTGTTAGATTTCTTTTCTTTTCAGCCATAACATTTGCTTTTTACTATAATAAGACATTTATTGTAAAATTAAACCCTTATTTTACATAATTACAAGCCACATAAGCAAACCTTCTGATAGTACCGTTATCATTGACTTGATTATATACGTAAGTGGTTACGAAATCCTCACCTTGTGAACGTGGTGTTGCATTACAAAAGAATGTTCTATCTTTCTTCTTGTTTATCTTTTTACCTGTATCGGTTTGCGGTGACCATTTGTATAATTTCTTATCATACGGCTTCCTTACAAATACTTTTTTTCCTAGTCCCATAGTTTAATTATTTAGTACCACTAAACAACCATAAATACTTCCCGTCAGGGTCTTGCATATTCTTAGCTGTTTTAGGGTCGAACTTAGGTTTACCAGTAGATTTCTTACCTCTTTGGTTCCTAGGTACAAACCCAGTTTCTTCTTCTTTATTTACACTTTGTGATGTACCCCAACTAGCTAACATAGCTTTTGTTTGTTTCTCTAGCTTCTCAAGATTCTTAAATGAGTGCTCAAGAACCCATAGGGCCATCGCTAACGCCATAATTAGGTCATCATGGTATCCACTCATGTGGTCAGGTCTACCGTTCTTGTAAATGAATGTTTTCATTTCAGATGTAAGTCTTCTAGACCTTATCTTAACTCTATCTTCTCTAACCGCTTGTTCAAAGTTAGCAATCATTGGAATTCTTATTGAGTTTACGTTCAGACCTGGTACCTTTGTACCTTTACTGTGTGACATTAAATCTTCTCTATTATTTAATATTCTACTTCTTGGCTCATCATAATGTAATAACTTCTTACTGAAGTTCATTCCAATTAATGTAAGCACTGTAGATACTCCCATACCACCAGTGATATCCACAACAGCATAGGCTTTATATAATATAGAATACTCCTCAACTACTTGAGCTAATAAGTCAGGTTGTATCTTACCCCTGTATTCCATCACCTGTTCCATAGTTGTGAAATCTAAAATAACAATAGTTGAGAAATCCTCACCATCACCTCTAGATACATCCACACCCATAATATATTGGTGTCCTTCTTTTGGTTGCTCCCAAATCCAAGTTTCCCTCTCTAGTCCAGAAACCCATTCAGGTTCTTTTACATTATTCTTTTCATGGAACTCAATATCTTCTTCCGCAATAACGTTACCACCAGAACCAATAAATGATACGTCAAGCTCCTGAGCAATCATTCTAGCGTTGTTATTCATACCTCTACACATTTCCTCATACCAGCTAGAAGTTGGTTTGTATCCCTTTTCTAGCATATCCTCAAATGATTTGATGCTGAACTCTGTTTCTTCAACCCATTCTTTAGTTCCGTCTTTAACCTCTTTATACCATCTTAAATCTTTATTGTATCTTGGGTCTTGATACCACTTCATTTCAATAACGTTAAAATCATTCTCACCAGCCTTAGACTGTTCGTATGTTTTATAGTAAAGTGGGTCCATACCGTTAGGTGTAGATACCAATGATGCCTTACCACCCGTACCTAGTGCTGTAAGTGCTGCACCAAATACTTCTGCTCCCTTGTCGATGAAAGCAGCCTCATCCATTATTAGGTATGTAGGTGTATATCCCCTAAGTGCATCTCTAGATGTCGCAACCGCCTTAATCTCACATTTGTTAGGTAGTACTAAGTGTTTCTTAGAGTCTGTTATGAATATAGTTCTCTTTTCGTTTTCTGGTGAACCATAATATTCTGGTCCCCATGCCCATCTAGGTATTTGTAATAAGAATTCTTTAATCTTAGATAGGAATTCAAATGCCATATCTTGCTTGTTGGCAAGGATTAGCATCTTTTCAGGGTTATCAGGGTCACCAAACCCTACTTTAACACCTAAATAAGCAGCAGTGGTAGTAGATACACCAGCCTGTCTTGGTTTTGTAACCATATTAAACCTATGGTTCTCATAACCATTGATTATTTCTTTCTGCTTTTCGAATAATTTAAACGGTACGAATCCTTCCTGAGTCTTATCAAAAGTCTCAAAATAGGTCTCAATCGCATAAACTGGGTCCATTATGCAATTAGCGTACTCTTTTAATATATCTCCTTTAGTAAGCATACTTCTTTTACCTATAAATATGCTATTTTACTAGAATGAGACCTCAATAAAATAAAAAAGCCACTCAATGAGTGGCTTCCTTAATCTTATATTGTATAGGATATTAAAACCCTAAATCCGATAAATCTATGTTATCTAGGTCGTCTAACCCCATTTCACCATTAAAACTATCTCTTCTTTCACTTAAAGAAGCCTCAAAGTCATCATGAGTCATTTCTCTCTTAATTTCAGTAATCATATCAGTAATGATACCCTTACCTCTTTTAGTTCCAGCCATCACTTCTCTCATCTTATCATTAAACTCATGCACTGGTAATGCAGCCATCTCATGATAAACGTGATGCTTAAGGTGAAAATCTTCTGGTTCAATATTATTAGTGAACTTATTCCATAGTGCTGGGCCTAATCTCATATCCCAAGGCTCAGCGTTTAAGAAATCAGCTTTATTTACCACATAGTTTCTCATACCATCATCTTCTGGTAGTCCGTGAGATGAAAGAATTTCCATAACACCTTTAACCAATTCATGAATCAAGATAGGGAATACCATTGCTTGAACGTATATAGTTGGTTTACCACCTTCTTCTGGAAAATCAACTCTCGCTACACCACCTGCCTTAGCACCTGTCGCATCTAAACCTGCATGTTGCTCATCTACCATGTAATATGCGTAGTCAGCGGCAGATAACATCTTAGAGTACTTAGTTGGTAGTCTTGAATCCATTTCAGCTAAATCATCAGCAACCATATGGAACATATGACCACTCTTCTTAGCAGAACCTTGAATCATTGCATTTAAGAATCTTCTCTTATATACCTCATCATTCGCCAATGCTTGGCTATCATGGTCTTCAAATTCCATTTCAACAAGAA